GGCATCCTTAAGTCATACTTAGAATAGTCCCCAGCAATAATACGGTCGTCACCAAATTTGGCCATAAAGCGGGAAAGTTGATCCCACTCTGGTCCATGAGCGTTAATCCCGACTGCTGTTTCAGCAATCAATGGATTTAGTGATAAAAACCGTGCGATAGGCAAAAAGTACATTCTGATTAAATATTGCAACACCAGTGGCGCTGCTTGAAATACTCTTACCTTATCTTTTGTCCGCTTTGTTGGTTCATCTTTTAAAGAAGCACCGAAGATCAAGTTGGGATGATCACCAGCATCGATGAGCACGAGAACGCGCTCTATTTCTGCAAGAATTTCAGGGGTGAATTCCCTTGGACATGAGTGAGTGTCCGTTGGATCTAGATCAAACATATGATCGGACTTAGGTCCCCCAATGGGGTAACCTACTGATGTTTTGGTGACCATCGCGTCAATGAAGCGTTTTCCCTCGATACCAGAAATGGTTTCCTGGTGTGTGAGAGGGGTGAGTTCAACAGAGTAAGTTCGTCTGTCTGCGTCAAACACATCTTTCAAGTCGCTGAGATAATCTTCGATTGCCTCGTCGACTCTAGCCTGATCGAATCCTATAGAAGGTTTGGAACATACTTCTAAGGACTCATACCATGGACGCCAAGCGCGCTGATCTATTTTCCCGTCATCTCTTTCTATTGGTGAGATGAATTGAGGGGGACCATAGTCATTTGATACGCCTGTAACCCGTTCCACAACCGGTGAAATTGGGGTCTCCATGACAGAAGATCTAGTAGTGGCACGTCCTGTGACAGTGCCATAAGCTTCTAGAGCGGCTTCTCCTGTAATAAAATTTGTGGGGCATTTGTAGTGTATTGCTCCACTTTTAGCATACTCTTTCCCGAGCATTGAATCCTCTATGTCCTTCGCCTGTGGCGCAGGAATGAATGTGGGACTCAGTTTCTCGAGCTCATGAATAGCCGATAGGATCTGTGGTGCTGTAATAGCAAACCCACAACCCTTGTTTGTGCCTGTAACTCCTCCAATATGGAATCCTAGAATTTTGTGTTCTTTGGAATCCGAAACTATGGGGGACATACACATACCATCAAAAGTGTTTTGTTTAATAAGCTCATAAAAAGCTCCAGGAAACGTTTCTGCTCCATTGTGGACATCATTCGAGTGATGCCACCATGTCCTGGCTGAAAATTGTTTTAAATCAGCGTGCACACCATGTAATTGAGCCATGATCGGTCTAGTGACGTAATCATTCTCGAAGTGACATATCATATCCTTACTTGGACGTGCATTGTGGACGTAGATGAGAGCAGCATCAGTGTGCGGCAATCTGTAAACCTTCGTTGGATTCACTATACTGCTAATTGCACCACCAATTCCTTTAATTCTAACTGGTTGAGTATCCTTCGGCAGCAAATGGCCTGGGATTAAAAAGTACTTGGAACGGACGCAAAATGCACCACTGAAATGGTCGCCTATATCGATAACATATTGTGCTTTTCGTAAAGCACTGGCGGCAAATTCTTGATTGCCGAAACTACCGTTATTACTCATAGGCGTGTGAACAGGAACCTTCCATACGTCGGCTTCCATGTCACGGGCGCGAATATCGTCAATTGACTTGGGATTGAGTTTTCCCTGGACGGTTAAATTCGCTTTGATGGCTTTATAAGTTTTGGCTGCACCATATAGTGCGCCTAATGCTGCGAATGTTGCAACAGCATATTTCACGTGTTTATCCCGGATTGTTTGAAAAAGCTCCGGTAACGTGCCACGCGCTTCGACTAGCCTATCGAAGTACGCGGTTTTCTTTGTTTCTACTACTGCTCCTATTGTGGTCATGTGGTAAATTCCACTTACACCGGCATATAGCATGGCAAGTTTAGCTCCTAAGAGTTTGTATATTCCTAGACTAACAGCGCCATTTGTGAGACACATCCTTTTGATATATTTAGACACTTCCTGTCCAATGACATCTTGACCATAGGCCAATATGTTGGATTTAATGAAGTCGTTGTCCATCCATTGCTCAGGGATATAAGAAGTCCACGAAGAATATGGTGATTTTTCAAATGCTTCTAATCCCTTCAAAAGTCCGTCTATAGCGAGATCTTCGACCTTAGTCTCAAGCACGCAGCGTTTAGAACGGATCTTGTGTCCATACGAATTTCCTCTACGGACAATATGTCCTGCGAGGCGCTCTCCGAATTGAGGTTCGTAATCCTCGTCTTCATCTGATTCGGAGTCAGATTCCACAGTAGTTGCCACTGAGGGTGTACACGTACAGGTTTCCATACACTTGTTGCACTCTGTACAGAGATTAACAATGCTGGACGGGTCTGTAAATGCTACAACTACCTTCTCTTGCTCATTATCGTGCTTCCTGGATAGTTTAGCAATGATATTGACATATTCTGTAATAGAAATGTCTTTGTGAATAATATCATAATGAGAGAATGATTGACCACGGGGTCCATCTCCAATAGGAGTTTTCATTGTGATCAACCAAATGTCGTTAAGCTGGTCCATGGTACCAAATTTATCTAAAACTTTAAAAATATCTAGTAGATTATTGGTTAAGAACTCAGGACGTACCTTGAGTTCAACATGGACGTGACATCGGCGAAGAACCGACATCGCATTATACGACGAGAGACCAGCGTGGAGCTCTTCCACATTGGTCGTAATCGTCACCGCATTAGGTTCAATGGATATCTTACCTTTATTGGCAAGATCAGCCATGACGGCATATTCCTTTACGTTATTGACGAGTTTAATGATCGACTCCGATGGAGCCATTTCCCAGAATTCCTTTTTTGCGTTTCCAAGGTCATCTAGTTTAACACCTGTGATGTATGAGCGATAGTTTGACATATACTTGTCTGCTTCATTCATTGTACAGATGAAATCAGGACCACATTCGGCCCCGACTGACTTCAGGCTTGTTGACATAGTAATGTCAGCGAAGGTTGATTTACCTACGCCTGAATCACCGTAAATTTTTACGCAGAATGGTGACTTTCGTAAGCCACCAGCAATGCGCGTGGAAGTAAATTCGGTGTAGACTTTCGAGAGTTGTTCCCATCTTTGTAAGATGATCTTTTTCTCTGTACCTGCGGGTGTGGTCTTATATAGATCATGGAACTCTTCGATTAGACGTTTGATGTCATAGTCGAATTTTTGTTCCGTAGTATCAGAAAACCTACCGAGGTTGCCATTACGGGCATGTTCCCAGTCGGACATAGCTTTCAAGTACAACTCTTCCATTTCCACTAGTTTGGGAGTTGAAAAGAGTAAGGGAGCTATAGACCCTGTTACAAAGCATGTATAACCGCCTTCGGCGAAAAAACATACAGTGTCAATGATTGCATCAGTTAGATCAATAGCGTTTACATGACCTTTCTGAGCTTCTACCGCGAAAATTTCGAAGCGTCCTAAATTAACTGAGACGTCATCGATAACTCCTAAAGTAACGAGGAGCGAGAGTACACGGGAGATGTGTGCAAAGCCTGGATTATTGATAATGAGTTTCCAGTCATATAGTGCACGTTTCATTTTTTTTAGCCAATCTGGTTTGTCGCCAGATGATTGAGGGGCATAGTCGTTGAAAAGCGACTGTACGATCGAGGACAACGATTTGATAAGGGACTCCTGTTTGTGTGTCT